AGACTTTGCTCGTGACAACAGAGGTCGTTTAGCAGTTACGCCAGAAGGTGCTAAAAAGCTTGGTGTCGATACAACAAAGCTAACCCTTATTGATGAAGAAGGGTTTAGCATGAATGACCTTTCTGACTTGGCTGGAATTGCTCCAGAGGTTATTAGTGCAGTTGGTGGCGCTATAGCTGGTCAAGTACTTATACCCATTCCTATTCTTGGGATGGCTATAGGCGCAGGCGGTGGCGCTGGACTTGGACAAGGTCTGGAAGAAATATTTGAAGCTGTTCGTGGAACACAAAGACAATCTGACATAGAAGTATTAAAAGATGTTGGCACAGAGGCAACGATAGGCTTTTTGGCAGATGCTACCTTTGGCATACTAGGTGCTGGCATAAGGGGCGTCAGAGGCTCTATAAAGCCCGGCAAAGGGCTAACAGAAGATGAGCTAAGAGTTGCTGGCGAGTCTCTTGAAATGGGCATGACGCCTACTCTGGGCGCTGTAAAAGCGCCAGCGCTTGTTGCTAGGCAACAAGGCATATCCGAAAAGATGTTTGGCACATCTGACCGACTAAAACGTAATAATGAGGTTATGCAGGAAAAGCTTGCACAACTTCGCGCCGCCGTTGGCGAGGGTACGGATGAAGAGGTCGGATCTATTTTGATGAGTGCCACTGGCAGGGAAGCCAGTAGGTTGAAGGCTATTGAGCGCGAGGCTCAAGAGTCAATCATCCAAACACTTGATGATCTTGCACAGAACATTGGGGCAGCGGCAGAAAAAAATGTTGCGCTTGAAAAAGAAACTTTTGACATCTTGTCTAGCGCACAAAAAGCGTTTGATGATCAGATGAACCTTTTGTTCAAGCCGATAGATGATGCTCTTGAATCAAGCATTGGTACATCAAAGATTATTCCTGTCGGCAGGGTGAAGCAGTTAGCCGCGACAGCAAAGGAGCTTCAAGCTTCTGGTATTTCTGGCGGCACCATGAAGGAGCTTGATTCCGCAATCAAGGCAGTTAACACGCTGAAGAACACTGATTCTTTTCAGCAAATTTACACAACTAGAAAAACTCTAAATGACATATTGGCGAGAGCCAAGGGAACAGAAGCTCGTTACATATCTGATATGATCCAAGAGTTAGACAAACAACTAACTGTTGGAAACATAGATGATATAGCCAGAACAGCGGGCAAGGGCTTCAGGAGAGAAGACTTTGACGTATTGCGTAAAGCGTCAGAGCGTCTTGACACAGCAAGGGGTCAATACAAGCGCGGCGCTACAATCTTCGATGATTTAGAAAGCGCTGGCGTCATAAAGAGATTGCGTGAAAAGACTAACGCCGGGCAAAGCTTGGGCATTGATGATGTCCGCATGGAAAAGATAATCAAGAACGACAAACCAGAAGTTCTTGAGCGCACACTAAAGGCTGTTAAGTATTCAGTCGGCGGCACTGGTAGACAGGCTGATGCCGCAGCCGAACAATTTAGGCAAAAGCTTGCTGGAGAATGGTTGCGTGATACGTTGAACAGGTCTGGCATAAGCTCGCTTGATAACTATGCACCAGAGACATTTAAGGGTGCAGCATTTGCTAAAGCAGTAAAAGATCTTGGCAGAACGGCTGATACTCTGTTTGGTCCAGATGCTAACAAGATACGACAGTTAGCTAATCAGATTGACAGAACATCTCTGTCTAATATGAAGCAATCAACTGTTGATCAGATATTTAAAGAGGGTGCGCCAGAAGGTCTGGTTGGTCAGATGCAAAGACTGGTAAACGCACAAAAAGAAATATTTGAAGCGAACAAAAGTTCGGCTTTCCGAAAGCTGTCTTCAGGACAATTAAATGAGATTGAAGCCGCTGAATTAATAGCGCACAGATCCACAACCGCTTCAGACATAGAAAAGATAGTCAAAAGTTTTGCTGATGATCCAGACGCCCTAGCGAAGATACAGGGTAACTATATGGAAAAACTTATTGCTGACTTTGGCGACACTCTTACTACAGACGGAAAGGCTTTGGGTGCTTTTGCAAAGCGTTTACTTGATGCTAATGAAGGCGGAAAATTAACCGCAATCTTTGGCAAAGAGACTGGTGAGGATATGGCTAAGTTTGCTAGAATACTAGATTTTAATTCCAGAACTACGGCTGGTGGTGATTTGGTTGCTGCTAACATAGCCGCAAGCCCAATACAAAATTTAGGCAAGCTTGCTAAGTTCACAATCATAGGAAAGCTTCTATCTTCCGGTGGATATTATGATGACATTCTGAAGCAGTATAGAAAGCAAATTGTAGGCGAGTCTCCAGAGCAACGCTCCCGTACTCTTGGCAGATTGATGTCGCAAGCCTTTACGAATGCTACAATACAAACCCCACCGCAAATAGCGCAGGAAGGGATAATAGAAGCAGAGCGCCAAATTGGTTCCATGATACAGAACTCAAGCATAGGCTCACAGCTATCTAATATGCAAACCCAAATAACTGGCCCAGCGCCTGCTTCTGGGTTATCTTCTGTAAGCGTATCGTCACCACAACAGACTGGAAGTATACGCCAGCAAGCCGCAACAAATCCTGCGGTAGCGCAAGCTCTTGGTATAAATCCAGCTACGGCTACGTTACTAGGAAATCCATAAATGAACATAGATCAACTGCGTGAAGAGCTTGCAGACGATGAGGGTTGCAAGTACGAAATATATTTGGATCATTTAGGTCTGCCCACGTTTGGTGTGGGAGCATTGGTAAAAGAGCATGACCCAGAGTATGGCATGCCAGTCGGCACACCTGTATCAGAGGAGCGTGTGCGTCAGCGCTTTAAGCTGGATATAGCAGTGACAATTGAAGACTGTCGCCGCTTGTGCAGCAACGTCAATGTTGACTTTGATGAGCTGGACAAAAAATATCCAGATGCTACCTTGTGCTTGTGTAATATGGCGTTTAATTTAGGCTATCCAAGATTAAGCAAGTTTAAGCGTATGTGGGCGAATGTTGCAAAGGCTATGGACGATCCTAAAGCGTGGCTAGATGTGGCTACAGAGGCCGAGGACAGCCGCTGGTTCGATCAGGTGCCTAACAGAGCCAAAAGGCTTACAGCACGTTTTAGAGCGCTTGCGGAGGCATAATAAAAAAGTAAGGGCAAATTATGGATATATATTGGGCAGCGATGCCAAATGAAATCATATCACCGTTGAAATTTGACAACCCATCTCCCGCAATAAAATACTTCCCAAAGCCGTCTGGTTCAAACACGAACAAATGTCCGGCTATGATTGACTATCATAAGAACACATATGCACTGACGTTCCCGATGTCATACAACCTGACAGTCGCAGAAGATGGTGACATCCTGACAGGAGACTACACGCCTGAAATACTGCATAGACTCCTTACTATCAGGGACAAGGAACATAAGCTCTACTCACTAAACTTTAATAGCTTGTTTGTCGCAGAGCAGTCATGTGAGATGGAGGTTTTTACTCCAACGACAGTAAAGAATAGCTTTATAAAAAATACGTTTCTTGTTCCCGGGGTGTATGACATAGGGCAATGGATAAGGCCGCTTGAGTGCGCTTTCTTTGTGGACGGCGAAAGCGCTCAACTGCAAATCAATGAAGGGGATGTGTGGGGATATGTTAGGTTCAGAACAAACGAGACTGTTAATCTAAACAGATTTTTCTTTTCTCCAGACATGCACCCGCTGTTGAATAGCATTTCACGTTCCGTATGGCCTGCCACCAAAAATGTTCGTAAACTGGAAGTGTTCTACCACATGTTGCGCCGTTCTGGTTATAAGGCTAACTTCATCAAGAAAATAAAGGAGAATTTAGTTTGAGCGGTGCGGAACATACAAGGCAGGAGTATAGGCATCACTGTCCGCGCTGCGGGAATAAATTACGAACAATTATTGTGCATGGACACGAACAGTGTTTAGAATGCGATCAAGTGATTTACGATTGTTGCCAAGGGGAGACATGCGATCAGGAATGGTCTATCGGCTGTAGATAACGGCGCGATTGGAGAGTACATATGTACGCTCCGACTGTTAAAAATGGGTGTCTCATGTCGTATAGTTAACATGGGCGCAACGGATGTGGTCGCAGAATTTAATGGTAAAATTTACCGCATACAGGTGAAAGCTAGTCAGTTAAAAGCTCACAAAAGAAATTATGGATATCAGTTTATGGTGTCAAAGGGCGGCAAGAAGGAACCATTTACACCATACGATTGCGACATCATAGCCTGTGTTACCATTGACACAGAGCATGTATGGTTTTTCCCTATACAAAAACTATGCGATCAAGTTTCAAAGCGCATAATACCAGATAAGTTTGATGAGCATACGACTGAGCGTACATGGAAAGATACTATAGCCTACCTTGAGACTTTGTAGCACCCATTATCACCAAGCCACATGATTCACACTTTGGCGCATCTATCGTGTAGTCAACAAAGCATTTACACTTAGGACACTTATCGTCATCAATGGCTTTTTGTATAGGGCCTTTTTCTTTTCCCTGTTTGGACAATGCTAACATCATGCGGCTGAACCGATTCCTGCTTTCACATCATCAGTATAATTTTCTTTATAGTGATCTGCAACGAGCTTGGCGATTTGTTGACCAATTTTTCTGTGTTCGTTGGTGCTGATCTTTACAAGCTTGTTGTAAGTGCTAATATCGACAGCAACGGATTTAAATTCTTTCATTTGATTTACTCCCACTAAGTAACAAGAATGGGCATATTCTAACATGTTTAAAGGTTATCGCAAGTATAATAAGTACGGCGCTCAGAAGACGCAGTTCATGGGCTACACATTTGATTCCAAGTGGGAGGCTGAACGATGGGGGCAGCTCACCGCTATGGAGAAGGCTAAGTCAATAAGAGACTTAGAGAGACAGATCAAATATGACATCATTGTTAATGGTCAAAAAATATGTCGATATGTTGCTGACTTCAGATACAAGAAAATTGAGGAGGATGGATCTGAAACAGAAATAGTTGAGGATGCCAAAGGTGTTGAAACTGCTGATTTTAAATTAAAAAAGAAACTGATGTTAGCGGTTCACGGAATTGAGATAAAATTATCTAAAAAAAATCGTTGACATTCCTTTTGAGGTTTCCTATTTATCAATTGTGGAAGCAATACAGAAGGAGGGCGCAATGCTTAATGCACCTACCACATTTATTCCTAACGACTTGACGCCAATTTATGAGCGGCGCAAGGACGTTATGCAAAAAATTGCTGATCTTCAGAACGAACTGAAGGTCATCAATAATTCTCTTATCCAGCAATTTGAGGATCAGGCTGATCAGGTTCTTGCCAGCAAGGGCAAAGACTTTGGGCAGGCCACGATCAAGTCTGATGGCTTCAAGGTAACAATTGATGCGCGAAAGCGTGTTGACTGGGATCAAGAAAAGCTAATGTCTGTTCTTGATAATATGGATAACGAGAACGCGAAGCACTATGCGACATTAAAGGTATCTGTTGCAGAAGCTAAGTTCCAACAAGCCCCACCAGATATTAAGGCGAAACTCTCTGAGTGCCGCACTGTGTATCTGCAAGGCAAATCAGTAAACATTGAGGTCGATGATGCTTAATATCATTACAGCAGAAGAACGGCTTGCCGAAAAACGCGGTCACAAGATTGTGATCGCGGGTAAGTCGGGTGTGGGTAAGACCAGTCTTGTCCGCACACTAAATACTGACACAACCCTGTTTATGGACTTAGAGGCTGGTGATGCGGCTATCGAAGGTGTTAGGGTTGATGTTATTAGACCACGCACATGGCAAGAGTGCCGTGACTTCGCCTGTTTCTTGGGCGGCGGCAATCCTGCATTAAATGATGACGCCCCATACTCTATGGCGCACTATCAATATGTGTGTGAGATCTACGGCGATCCAGAACAATCTCTATCTAAGTACGATACTATCTTTGTTGACAGTATCACGGTAGCTGGACGCTTGTGCTTTAGTCATTGCCAGAACCAACCAGAGAACAGATCTGACCGTACTGGCAAGCTTGATACTCGCGCTGTGTACGGTATGCAAGGTCGTGAGATGATGGCGTGGCTGACGCACTTACAGCACATTCGCAACAAGAATGTGATCTTTGTTGGGATCTTGGATGAGATCACTGACGACTATGGTAGAGCCGAGTACAAGCTACAAATGGAAGGCAGCAAAACAAGTCGTGAACTGCCCGGCATTGTTGATGAGGTTATTACCATGACAACTTTGACAAGCGATGAAGGGCAACAGTTCCGCGCCTTTGTTTGTCAGACTTTGAACAAATGGAATTATCCAGCTAAAGACCGTAGTGGTCGGCTGGATATGATCGAAGAGCCGCATCTCGGAAAACTTCTACAAAAGATGTCCGTGGGTACGGCACAAGCTGACAGACCGATGGCGTTTGTCAATCCTAGTGAAGTGGTTATTGCAGAAGGAGAAGAAACAAATGCTTAACCTAAATAACGTAGCACCAGCAGAATACGACAACACTCCGCTGGAACTGATCCCAGATGGGACGGTTGTTCGTGGCATCGTCAAGCTTAGTGGGGGTGACATTGAGTTGCCTGAGTTTGGCGCTGGTAATTATTTTAAATCATCACAGTCTACCAGTGCTAAATGGTTGCCGCTTGAAATGACTATCGTTGGCGGTCCGTTTGACAAGCGTAAGGTATGGCACAATGTTTTCGTTGATGGCGATAAGCTATCAGAACGTGGCATTCCTGTGGCAAAAGAGATTGGTCTTCGTATGCTGAAAAGCATGGTAGATAGCGCATTCAATCTGTCATCTAAGGATGAGTCTCCGCAAGCGCAACAGGCTCGTAGCTTGAATGGCGTTAGTGATCTCAATGGCATGAGTGTTTGCTTCTCTATTGGCGTTGAGAAAGGCACTAATGGATACGCTGACAAGAACAAAATTAAATATGTTCTTACCGCAGAGTCTAAAGGCTTTATTGCTGGCGGTAACGCAGCGGCGGTTCAATCCGCACAAGCTATGCCGCAAGCGCAAGTTGCCGCGACACCACAACAACCGACAGTTCATAATGC